CTCGCCTACAGAGTCCCTGCCTCAAAATTTACCCGTAGAAAGCTTGAAGCCAACGAAAAAATACAAGAAATTACCGGTTTGGACACCACCATCGACTGGAAGAACACCGGTGACAACGCCTACGATGGGGAGAAGCTTAAACTCCTCGTCCACGATGAATCCGGGAAATGGGAAAAACCCAACAACATCCTCAACAACTGGCGTGTTACGAAAACCACCCTTAGATTAGGTAGTAGAGTAATTGGTAAGTGCATGATGGGATCAACATCAAACGCTTTAGATAAAGGAGGTAGAAATTTTAAAAAGCTTTACGATGATTCGGATGTTACAAAAAGAAACGCCAATGGACAGACTCGTTCAGGACTCTATTCTTTGTTCATACCTATGGAATGGAACTACGAAGGATACATTGATTCTTATGGCTTACCTGTATTCAATACACCAAAAAAAGACGTAGAAGATCCACACGGAACAAAAATAAAACAAGGTGTAATAGAATATTGGAATAATGAAGTAGAGGGTTTAAAAGAAGATCAAGACGGATTAAATGAATTTTATAGACAGTTTCCACGTACAACTAAGCACGCATTTAGAGACGAGTCTAAGCAATCTTTATTTAATCTAACTAAAATATATGAACAAATAGATTATAACGAAGATACTAAAAACTCTAAACAAGTAACTCAAGGAAGTTTTCAATGGGAAAACGGTCAAAAAGATACTAGAGTTATATTTGTACCAAACAAAAACGGAAGATTCTATGTTACATGGGTTCCTGATGTAGGTTTACAAAATAAAAGATATATAAGAAACGGAGTTAATTACCCAGGTAATGAACACTGTGGAGCGTTTGGTTGTGATCCATATGACATATCAGGTACGGTTGATAAAAGAGGTTCTAATGGATCTTTACATGGTTTAACTAAATTCAGCATGGAGCAAGTTCCACCAAATCATTTTTTCTTAGAATACATAGCTAGACCACAAACTGCTGAAATATTTTTTGAAGATGTACTTATGGCTTGTGTGTTTTACGGCATGCCAATACTAGCGGAAAACAACAAACCAAGATTATTATATTATTTTAAAAGAAGAGGTTATAGAGGTTTTGCCATGAATAGACCTGATAGAAAAAGAAACAAACTATCTGTAACAGAAAGAGAAATAGGTGGAATACCTAACTCAAGTGAAGATATAAAACAAGCACATGCTTCTGCTATTGAAACATACATAGAAACATTTGTAGGTTTAAAAGAAACAGGTTATGGTGATGTTTATTTTCAAAGAACACTAGAAGACTGGTCGCAATTTGACATAAACAATAGAACAACACATGATGCTTCAATTAGTTCTGGCTTAGCTTTAATGGCTTGCAACAAGCACAGATACGCGCCATCTAATAAACTTGAATTAAAACCAGTTAATTTAGGTATAAAAAAATACGATAACAAAGGAACTACATCAAAAATTTTAAGTTAATGAATATATATACTAACACCAATAGTGCTTTCCCTAGTCAAGTAGTGAGTGATGCTGAAAAAGCTAGCGTAGAATACGGAAGTCAGGTGGCAATGGCTATTGAATATGAGTGGTTTCGTCAAGGCAGAACTTCTGGTAACAGGTATTTAACTAATTGGAATCAATTCCACGAATTAAGATTATACGCTCGAGGTGAGCAGAGTATACAGAAATATAAAGATGAATTATCTATTAACGGTGATTTGTCTTATTTAAATTTAGACTGGAAGCCAGTTCCTATATTATCTAAGTTTGTAGATATAGTTGTAAACGGTATATCTAATAAGAGCTATGATATAAAAGCTTATGCTCAAGATCCAGAATCTATAAAGAAAAGAACTGAATATGCCTCTAAGTTACAAGAGGATATGATAGCTAAAGAATTCTTAGAAGAATTAAAAGGAACTTTAGGTATTGATTTATATCAAAGTCCAAACCCAGATACTTTACCAGAAACTGATGAAGAACTAGAACTGCACATGCAGTTAAGTTATAAGCAGTCAATTGAAATAGCAGAAGAAGAAGCTATATCATCTGTGCTTGCTCAAAATAAATATGATTTAACTAAGCGTAGAATAAACATGGACTTAACTGTTCTTGGTATTGGCGCTGCTAAAACAAACTTTAATACAGCAGAAGGTATTACTGTTGATTACGTAGATCCAGCGTATATGGTTTATTCATACACTGAAGACCCTAACTTTGAGGATATATATTATGTAGGTGAAATAAAAGCTATAACTATACCAGAGCTTAAAAAAGAGTTTCCAGACATAACTGAAGAAGAATTAAAAAGAATACAAGCAACGCCTGGTAACAGATCTTATGTTACAGGATGGGGACAATACGATGAAAATACTGTTCAAGTATTATACTTTGATTACAAGACTTACTCTAATCAAGTATTTAAAATAAAAAACACAGATCAAGGTTTACAAAAAGCTTTAGAAAAAGATGACACGTTTAATCCTCCAGAAAATGATAGTTTTGAAAAAGTATCAAGATCTATAGAAGTATTATACAGTGGTGCTAAAGTTTTAGGTACTGACACTATGTTGAAATGGGAGCTAGCTAAGAATATGTCTAGACCTATGGCTGATACTACTAAGGTTAGAATGAACTATAATATCTGTGCACCTAGAATATATAAAGGTCGTATAGAATCTTTAGTTAGCAAATGTATAGGTTTTGCTGACATGATTCAATTAACGCATTTAAAGCTACAACAAGTTATGTCTAGAATAGTACCTGATGGTGTTTATTTAGACATGGATGGTTTAGCTGAAGTTGACTTAGGTAATGGTACAAACTACAATCCTGCAGAAGCACTTAATATGTATTTTCAAACAGGTTCTATTGTAGGTAGATCACTTACACAAGACGGTGATATGAACTCCGGTAAAGTACCTATTCAAGAACTTAACAGTTCAAGTGGTCAAGGTAAGATACAAAGTTTAATACAAACTTACCAGTATTACTTACAAATGATACGTGACGTAACCGGACTTAACGAAGCTAGAGATGGTAGTACTCCAGACAAACAAACTTTAGTTGGCTTGCAAAAAATTGCAGCTAATGCTTCTAATGTAGCAACTAGACATATAAAACAAGCTAGTTTGTATCTTACGTTAATGACATCTGAAAATATAGCTTTAAAAATAGCTGATGCATTAGAGTTCCCTTTGACAGCAGCATCGTTAAAAAACTCTATATCTAATTACAATGTAAATACATTGATGGAGGTTTCTAATTTAAACCTACATGACTTTGGTATTTTTCTAGAATTAGAACCAGACGAAGAAGAGCAACAACAATTAGAGCAAAATATACAAGTTGCTTTACAAGGTGGTGGTATAGACTTAGAAGATGCTATAGACTTAAGACAAATTAAAAATCTTAAGTTAGCAAATCAAATGCTTAAAGTTAAGCGTAAGTCTAAAGCTAAACAAGATCAAGACAACCAACAAGCTAATATTAGAGCTCAAGCAGAATCTCAAGCTGATGCTGCTGAGAAAATAGCAATGACTGAGGTTCAAAAGCAAGAAGCTATATCTGGATCTAAAGTTCAGTTTGAACAAGCTACAAATCAAATGGAAATACAACGCATGGAGTTAGCGTCTCAATTAAAACAACAAGAGATGCAAATGCAACATCAATTTGATATGCAATTAAAGCAAGCAGACTTAGAAGCTATGAAAACTAAAGAAGCTGCTATAGAAGACCGCAAAGACAAGCGTATAAAAATGGAAGGTACGCAACAAAGTAAAATGATTACACAAAGGCAAAACGAAATGTTGCCTATAGATTTTGAAGCACAAGGTGAAGAACAACCTATGGCTTAAACTATTTATTATTTAATTTTATTATATTATGGAAACAAAAACAAATGAACCTGTTAAACAGGAAGGTGAATTTAAATTAAAAAAGAAAACACCAAAAAAATTTACAAAAACAAGTGATGAGCCTGTTAAAGTAAACATTAAAGAACCTTTGGTTGAATTAGAACCAGAAGTTAAAAAAGTAATAATACCTAAACAAAAAGAAGATGCCATTCAAATCGGAGAAACAGAGAAGGTATCTGTGGAAGAACCATCCGGAGATAGCGCAGAGGTGGGAGAACCTGTACAAAAGTCCGACGAGACTGTTGAAGGGTTTTCTCCGATCAAAGAAGTAACAGAGCAGCAAGTACAAGAAGTAAAAGAAGCAATAAGAGATGAGAAGGTTTTAGGTAAGCAATTACCAGAGAACATTGAAAAGCTTGTTTCGTTTATGGAAGAAACTGGTGGAACTATAGAAGATTACACTAGACTTAACGCTGATTATACTAACGTTGATGAAAACACTTTATTAAAAGAGTATTACAAAAAGACAAAACCTCATTTAGATGATGAGGAAATAGGTTTTATCATGGAAGATAACTTTGACTATGACACAGACCTTGACGAAGAACGAGATGTCCGTAAAAAGAAACTCGCTAAAAAAGAAGAGATTGCAAAAGCCAAAAACTTTTTAGAAGAAACTAAGAGAAAATACTACGACGAAATCAAGTTGAAATCGAACGTAACTCAGGATCAGCAAAAAGCTATGGACTTTTTTAATCGATATAACAAGCAGCAAGAAGTAGCTGAGCAACAACACGCAAAATTTAAAGAAAATACTAAAGAACATTTTAACGATAATTTCGAAGGTTTCGATATTAAAGTCGGTGAAAAAAGTTATAAGTATAATATTCAAAATCGCGATAAAGTTGCAGAAAACCAATCAAACATTAATAATCTAGTTGGGAAGTTCCTAGACAAAGAAGGTAATGTCACAGACACGAAAGGTTATCACAAAGCTATGTACGCCGCTGAAAACGTAGATAAAATCGCAGCTCATTTTTATGAGCAAGGTAAAGTAGATGCTGTAAAGCAAGTTGTAAATAAATCAAAAAACTTAAGTGACTCTCAAGCGAGATCAACTCAAGGTGATGTATTTGTCAATGGCATGAAAGTGAAAGCTATATCGGGCGCGGATTCTGCAAAATTAAAAATTAAAACAAAAAGGTTTAACTAAAAAAATTAACAAATTATGAGTTTATCTCCACAATTTGGTAGTATTGTACCTTCGCAAGCTCAACAAGCTTTAGCTTCAAATTACTTAGTATTTGATGGCGCTGCTGGCGGGAACTTCGCACAACAATATTTACCAGAAATTTACGAACAAGAAGTAGAGCGTTATGGAAACAGAACGTTATCTGGATTCTTAAGAATGGTTGGCGCTGAAATGCCAATGACAAGTGATCAAGTAATATGGTCAGAGCAAAATAGATTACATGTAGCATACAATGGAATTACTGCAACTGCTGCAGGAGCTGTAGGTGTAAACCCAACAACTCTTACACTAACAGATGGTTCAACTAACGTTATGAGTGTAAACGATACTATAGTAGTTTTAGATCCAACATCTGGATTAGAGGCTAAATGTATTGTTCTTGCAACTAACGGTGCTGTAAATGGAAACGTAGTAGTACAGTGTTTCACACCTGTAACTACACTTATTGCTCAAGGATTTTCTGCTGCTGCAGGAGCTTTGAAAATATTTGTATACGGTTCTGCTTATACTAAAGGAACAACTTTAGGTGCTGGAGCTGCTGGAACTAATTCAGCTGCAAGACAATCTATCACTCCTTCTTTCACACAGTTTTCTAACTCTCCACTTATTTTAAGAGACCAGTTCCAAATCAATGGATCTGATATGGCTCAAATTGGATGGGTAGAAGTTGCAACTGAAGATGGTGCTTCTGGTTTCTTATGGTACTTAAAAGCTGAGTCTGAAACAAGACTACGTTTTGAAGATTACCTAGAAATGAGTATGGTAGAAAGTGAATTAAACGCTAGTGCTGCTGCTGGAGCTTACGGAAACGGAGCTTTACCAGGATCTGAAGGTTTATTTGCTGCTATTAGAAACAGAGGAAATGTAGAAGTAGGATTTACTGCTGCTGCTGGACTTGATGATTTTGATGCAATACTTAAAAACTTAGATACTCAAGGAGCTATTGAAGAGAATATGTTGTTTTTACAAAGACAAACTTCTCTTGATTTTGATGATATGCTAGCTAGCATTTCTGGCGGATTCGCTGGAGGAACTGCTTTTGGTTTATTTGAAAATTCAGAAGAAATGGCTTTAAATCTTGGATTCTCAGGATTTAGAAGAGGATCTTATGATTTCTATAAAACTGATTGGAAATACTTAAACGACGCTTCTACTCGTGGCGCTATCGTTGGTGTTAATTCAATTGAGGGTGTATTAGTACCTGCTGGAACTTCTACTGTTTATGACCAAATTTTAGGTACAAACATTAGACGACCATTCTTACACGTGCGTTACAGAGCATCTCAAGGAGATGACAGACGTATGAAGTCTTGGTTAACTGGCTCTGCTGGTGGTGCTTTCACTTCAGATTTAGATGCGATGCAAATCAATTTCTTATCTGAAAGATGTTTAGTAACTCAAGCTGCTAATAACTTCGTTTTATTCCAAGGATTATAATAATCCAACAAATGTAATTCTTACCCTCGTTATATCAACGGGGGTAATTATTACTTTTATAACTATTTAATTTTATTATATTATGGCTAAACAAGCTAAAGCAGAAGCTGTTGAGGTTGCACCTCAAGAGGTAGCGGTAAAAACTGCACCAAAAAAACCAGCTAAACCTAGTTGGGAAATAAGAGATAGAGTTTATTATCTTAGAAATAATAAAACTCCATTAACATTAACTATACCTGGAAAGCATACAAGAAAACATGCTTTACTATATTTTGACAAAGACTTAGGTAAACAAAGAGAGCTAAAATATGCAACAAACCAAGACTCTGTTTTTGTAGACGAACAAAAAGGAGAGTGCACAATGGGTCATATTATATTTAGCGACGGAAGTTTAAAAGTTCCAAAAGAAAAACAAAATTTACAAAAACTTCTTTCTTTATATCACCCACTTAATGGTAGGATATATGAAGAGTTTAGTGCTGTAGATGAAGCAGAAGATGATCTTGACATTATACACTTAGAAATAGATGCTATGAATGCTGCAAGAACAATTGATATTGATCAAGCAGAAGCAATACTAAGAGTTGAAAAAGGATCAGCTGTGAATACAATGAGTTCTAAAGAATTAAAAAGAGACTTATTGTTGTTTGCTAAAAACAATCCTGCAACCTTTATATCTTTAGCAAAAGATGATAATGTTCAATTAAGAAACTTTGCTATTAAAGCTCAAGAAGCAGGTATTATAATTTTATCTCAAGACCAAAGAACATTTACTTGGGGATCAAATAATAGAAAATTAATGAACGTACCTTTTGATGAAAACCCTTACTCAGCGTTTGCGGCTTTCTTAAAAACAGACGAAGGCGTAGAAATCTATAAATCTATAGATAAAAAACTATAAAAACAAGTGATACTAATAACAGGCGGTTTCGGCCGCCTTTTTAGTATATTAAAATAAAACAAATGGTAAATATAAATACAGTATATACAACAGTCTTGTACATATTAAACAAAGAGCAAAGAGGTTATGTAACTCCAGCAGAGTTTAATAGCTTAGCTGCTTTAGTGCAAGAAGAAATATTTGATTCGTATTTTCCTGACGGAAATCAATTGAACCGTCAAAACCAAAATAATACTCAAAACGACACAGAGTTTTTTGACATGTTTAAAGATACTGCTTATAAAATATATCCTTTTGAAAAAACTGCTGCTTTTGCTTATAACAATACAGCTGGAGTATTAGGATGGCAACTTGCTGTAGATGGTACAATATATAAGCTAGGAGAAATAATATCTACCTATAACACAACAAATCCTCAATACGATTCAATTACTCAATTAGCTAGTAACAGTGATTTTAATAAAATAATAAGATCTAAGCTTACAGCTCCTACAGTTCAAAACCCTATATGTACAACTTCTTCAGGGCCAAATAGTACATTGCTTATAAAAGTTAGCCCACAGCCAAATAGTTTAAACATAAATTGTTTATTTAAACCAGTGGCTCCAAACTGGAGTTTCACTGTTGGAACACTAGGTCAATATCTTTATGACTCTACTAATTCTATTAATTTTGAATTAGATACATCTGAGCAAACTAACTTAATAATACAGATATTAAAATACTGTGGAATAATAATAAACGATCCACAGATAATACAAACCGCATCTATTGAAGCTCAAGAAGCATCGGCTAATCAAAAATCTTAAAAAATGGCGTTAATAACAGAAACTAATCAACAATATTATCAAGGCGCACAAGGCTTTAGAGGTACTGGTAATGCTCTTACTATTACAACAACTTTTGATACTGATTTAGTTTTTGGAAGTGTTGATGCGTGGGATCCTAACAATCAATACTACGCTTTAAATAATTTTAAAATATATACTAGTACTACAGGTATACCAGGTAGCTGGAGTGAATATCTTTTAGCTTACACTGTTATCAACAATAAGATAACTTTTACTGCAAACCCGGCTAACAACTTGTTTATAGTTGTTCAACTCAAAGTATTAAGTGGTGGGCAGTATGGTAACACACCTGCTGAAGAAGCTATTGGTGACGCTGTTGAAGAGAACTACGGAACGTATCAGTATGTAAAATTATCTGATATAATAGATAACTACATGGTTGGTTACGTAGGTGATGGTAAAATAATACAAACAGCTAAAAAATCTGATATATTATTTTTTGCTAAAAGATCTTTACAAGAGTTTAGTTATGATACTTTAAAGAGTATTAAGTCACAAGAATTAACAATACCACCAAGTCTATCTTTAGTGATACCTCAAGATTACGTTAACTACGTAAACATATCATGGATAGACAATCACGGTGTTAAAAGACCTTTATATCCTAACAACAACTTAACTATAAATCCTTATTCTAAATTATTACAAGATGAAAAAGGTATGCCTACTCAAGATAACTTTGGACAAAGTCTTGAAGGAACATCTTTAACTGTAGAAAGATGGAAAGAAACTAATGAAAATAGATTGTTAAACGGAGAAGCTTTAGATCAATTTGACAACCTAGCATATGGTATGTACGGTAATGATTTTGGTTCTGGACCTTGGGATTGGGGTAGACTATATGGCTTAGATCCTCAATATTCTCAAAGCAACGGTTGGTTTGGTATAAACGAAAGAGATGGCTTGTTTACTTTCTCAAGTAATTTAGTAGATAGATTAATAGTAATAGAATACATCTCAGACGGACTTGCTTATGATTTAGATACTAGAGTACCTAAGATGGCAGAAGAAGCAATGTATTTAAGCATATCATATAATCTACTAGCCAACAGAGCAAACACATCTGAAGGTATAATAGCAAGATTTAAGAAAGACAAAAGAGCAGCTTTAAGAAACGCTAAGATAAGACTATCTAACATAAAATTAACTGAAATAGTTCAAGTTATGAGAGGTAAATCTAAATGGTTAAAACACTAAAATTTAATGGCAAACGTTCAGAACTCTTTTATAAAGAGCAAATTAAATAAAGACCTTGACGCTAGGTTATTACCTAATGGCGAATACAGAGATGCTAAAAACGTTCAAGTTAGTAGATCTGAAGGTGCTAATGTTGGTTCTTTAGAGAACGTTTTAGGTAACGAAGAATTAAAAAGCTTTGAATCTTTAACAGGCGAAGACGATATAGTTTGTATAGGTAAACTTGTTAGTGACTCTACTAGCGAGGTTTATTTATTTTTAACATCAAACACAGATCCAAACCCAGGTCAATTACAATATACACCAGGTAGCGAAAATTATATAATAGTTTACAACTCATCTTTACCAGTTAACAATTCAATAAAAATTTTAGTAAAAGGATCTTTTCTTAACTTTTCAACTACACATGAAATATATCATGCTAACTTATTAGAAGATTTACTATTCTGGACTGATAATAGAAACCAACCTAGAAAAATAAATGTAAGTCTTGCTAATCCTACTGGTTCAGCAAGTCCAACACACTACGTTAATGAAGATCAAATAAGTGTAGCTAAATACAATCCTTATCAACCAATACAACTTTGGCAAAAAAATTTAACATCTGCAGATCCTGTTCCTTATGAAACAACGATGAAAGATGTTAACAGCAAGACATTTCCTAATGGTGCAACTGCTTTTACAGGAGGAACCTCAGGTGGTGGTGGTGGTGCATCAATAACTCTTGTTAGTTTAGTTGGTGAAGTACCATTAGGTAATCCTCCAACAAGTCAACAAACTCCTTATGGCGCAGCTACTGTTGGTTATATAGCACAACCTGGAGCAGCTATTACACCTATACCAGATTCAAGCGGTAATCCTGTTGTAGTTGACACAATTGTGTATGGAGCTGGTAGTGCAGATGAATGGACTGTTGTATTAAAAAAGAATCTATCAGGCACACCTCAACTTGTTAACTGGCCAACTTTAACAGCCGGAACAGAGATTGTTTTTAATTATAACACTTATTACGATAAAGACTTTGCTGGAGATGAGAATTATTTAGAAGATAAATTTGTAAGATTTAGTTATAGATTTAAATTTGAAGATAATGAGTATTCATTAATGGCTCCTTTTACTCAAGTTGCTTTTATACCTAAACAAGATGGGTATTTTATGTACGTAAGAGACGATGCTAAAAACTTTACACGTAAAGACGATCAAGCCGATGCTTATAGAAGTACCATAGTTTCTTTTGTTGAAAACAAAGTAGATGCTATAAAATTAATAATACCTTTACCTTTTTCTAAAAGTACCATACAAAATAGTTTAAAAATAAAAGAACTAGATATAATATATAAAGAGTCTGATGCTTTAGCGCTTAAAGTTATCGAGACTATAGAAGTAACTGAATTAACATCAGGTGCAGATTCTAGTGTTTTTGAATATGATTATTTATCTAAAAAACCGTATAAAGTATTACCAAGTAGTGATACAACTAGGGTTTATGATAAAATACCAGTAAGAGCTTTTGCTCAAGAAGTTGCTGGCAATAGAGTTGTTTATGGTAATTTTCAAAACAAACACACGCCACCAACTACGCTAGACTACAATGTAACAGTAAGTGCTAAGTCAGATTTTAATTTAAAAGATGGAACAGCTGTTTCTGGATCTTCAGGTAGTATAACATCTGGTGCGTCTATTACTGTAGGAACTGTAACAGGAACCATACAAGTGGGTAGCATTGTTACAAGTGCTACAAACGGTGTTACAATACCTAGTAACACTTCAGTAACTGGTGGTAACTTAACAAATGCTATTACTTTAGACAAAAACGTAACACTAGTTAATTTGGCTAATTTAGTTTTTACAGCTGTAGGACCAGACACTCAAGCGGTAAGTAAAATAGAATATCCTAATCACTCGGTAAAACAAAATAGGAATTATCAGGTAGGTGTTGTGCTATCTGATAGATACGGTAGATCTTCAACTGTTATATTATCTAGAAGCAATAACTTAGTCGCAGATTCCGCTAGTGGTCTTACTTTTTTAGGAGACACTATATACGCGCCTTATTTGCCAGTTGGTTTAGAGCAATCATCTTGGCCAGGTAACTCTATTAAGGTTTTATTTAATTCAACTATAGGGCCTAATGGTAAAAACGTATTAGATGGTTCTCCTGGTATATACAATGGAGACACAACAAGCGCTGACTACAATCCATTGGGTTGGTATTCATATAAAATTGTAGTTAAACAAACAGAGCAAGAATATTACAATGTATACTTGCCAGGTATCATGGCTGCTTATCCAGAAGATACATCTTTAGAAATAGGTATAACATCTCATGCTGTTTTAATAAACGATAATATAAACAAAGTTCCAAGAGACTTAACAGAAGTCGGACCTGATCAAAAACAATTTAGAAGCTCTGTTCAGTTATTTGGTAGAGTAGAGAATACTTCAACAACAGCTGGTTACTTGAGTAGCACTGGCAACGAACAAGTGTACGATAATGCTGGCGCTTTAACAAATCAGTACTACCCAGGTAGAAGCTCTGACACTGTATCAACTATTTCAACTCTTAGAGATTTGTTTGATTACAATCCTGTAGATCCGCCATCTCCAAATTATTTTGGTCAATTTTACCAATTAAATTCAAATCCTTTAATTGCTAAAATCAGTACAACTAAAAAAATAGGTCAAATATCAAATGAAAACTACAAAGTCTCTTCAGCATTAGTTAATGCTGATGTTGATCCTTCAACAAACCCATATAAAATATTACTTAAAAATGTAAATGGACTTAGTCCTGTTCCTGTTGGTAGTTTAATATCTGGTCCTGGGTTAGATGATAATATGACTGTACTTAGTTTTACAGAGGTTAGTGGTCAAGCTTATGATGCAGAGCTAACTGTAACAGTAGATGAAGTATCTACTTTTTCACCTTCAAAACCTACTCTTAAAGAAAACGATAGATTAGATTTTTTCCCTGGTTTTGACGATCAAAGGGCAGTAGAAAAAACACCAGGCATACAATACTTGTCTGTGTACGAAACAGAACCAGTTGAAAGCTTGTTAGATATATTCTGGGAATCAACCAGTGTAGGCGAAGTTGCAGATTTAAACAACTTAATATTAAACGCTACAGGTGGTGGTGCTGGACTAAGTGCTAACCTAAGTACTTCAAATTGGTCAGAAGCTTATGTTTTAAACAACAGAATATTTGATGCTAATTTTACTTTAGTTGATGCTTTTGGAAGTAATTTACTAGCCTCAAGTATAGTTTCTGTAATACTAAATAGTGTTTCTAATGGTAATGGCGTTAATGTTCAAACAGTTGAAGCTAGTCCATACTTTGAATTAGTAGGTAACGCACAAGACAATACAATACCTGTTGGATTTTTTAACATAATACTAAAACAGGATTACATAGATAATGTTTACTATAGTCAAAACGAAGGCGATCGTAATTTCACTTTTTCAATATCATGGGTGACAACAGATGGTTTGTCTCCTCCGACTAACACTACTGGTGGACCTCAAGTAGTAAACGCAGGACCATCAAATATTAGACCGACTGATGCATCACCAGGGATAACAACTACACCAAATAGTTTAGAAGGTAGTACTATAATTAGTAACAGATATACTTCTTTAGTTGCAGTAGCTAATGCAACTAATGGCTCTTCTAATGCTTTATTGAAAACAGAAGGCATAGCTTGGAGTTTAATAAGCGTGAGTAATCAAACATCTCCAAATACTGACCTTGTTAGTCAAGGTTTGTTTACTATGACTAATACTGTAGCTTCAGGTTTAAGAAGAGGAACATTAACGAATACTAGTGGAGGTAACATGCCTGCTAGTATATACAATATAACTATAGGTGTAGCTGATGCTGGTGGTCCATCACCTGTTGGAACTAACATATCTTTTATTCTTGACTTAAGAGTTGTGCCTTATTCTGTTGGATCTGGACTAGTTAATTGGTGTGAGGTAGTAGACGGTCAAGGTGATTGCGTATCTGGCGAAAATAGACAAAATAGATATGTAGCTATAGAAATACAAGGCGGATCTTTTGATGGTTTTTATGTATATGATATAGGCGAACAAAGTTTTAGTAGTTGGGTTTCTAATTGCTTTGGAGGCAATACTATTACTTTAAATTATACTGGCAGACAAACTACTATTTCAGGATCACCTATAAATAGTTGTATACCTGCATTTGCAAACACGCTTGCTAGTGCTAAACAAATTTTAGATGCAAGAAACTATAACAGCAGTGCTGATTATTTAAACTTATTAGCTCAAGATACAACTAGTTTAACATTTGAGATAACATAGTGAAAGGCATTGATGATCCAGTTGCTGTAAAATCAATAAAAAAGTTATTAAAATTAGATTGGGGTCATTATAATTTATATTTAGTAGGTGGTTTAATACAAGGATGGGAAACAAAAGATATAGATGTGGCTGTAACTGGGCCAATAATAAATCATGATAAGTTTGTTGAGTTAATTACAGAAGCAAGCAAGATTTATTTAATAGATATATCTTATCAAAAAAAAATACAAGTAAATCTAATAGGTGAAGCAGAGCACATGAAGCCAGTAAGAATAGACGTAGGTAGACTAAGTAAACCTAATAAACAAGTTAATTCTTATTTTGAAAACGGACTATGGTTTAGGATACTTAGTTATCCTATGCTTAAACAAATAAAAAACAAAAGAGTATATACAAGCCAACCAGTGTTAATACACTAGTATTGCTTGTAATTTACAGTAAAAATAAGTAATAATTAATCATGGCAGGAGCGGTAATAGAAGTAAAATACTTTAACACTTTCGTTTTGAAAAAAACAGCTACACAAATAGAGGACACTATAGTGTGGAACGGGTCTTTTGGTATTCCAAAAGATAAGGGTGGTTACAATGTAGTTAACGCTGATGTTACTTCTGATACTAATTGGGCTATTGAAGAATCTAGAATAAGAGGTGGTTACAACAATACTAACGTAGATTATGGAGTTAGAGCTTATTTAGTAGAGGAAGATCCTGCTTCAACAATAAGATTTAATAGTTTAATATACTCAGGTATATTTAATTCTAGAACAGGTATAAATAATACTAACGTATTTTCTTCTGCCGATGATATTACAAAAAGCGCAGATCCAGCTAACGCTAGTATACAAAAACTATATGCTGAAGACACTAACTTAATTGTATTTCAAGAATACAAAGTAAGTAGAGCTTTAATAGATAAAGACGCTATATACTCTGCTGAAGGAAACGCTAGTGTAACTTCTAGTAATTTAACAATAGGTGTTATACAACCTTATGCTGGCAAATTTGGTATAAGTAAAAACCCAGAAAGTTTTGCTACATACGGTTACAATAAATATTTCTCTGATAAAAATAACAACGCTATAATGAAATTATCTAACTCAGGTTTAGAAGAAATTTCTAGATATGGTATGATAGATTATTTTAGAGACGAATTAAATAACATAGACATTGGTATTAATGAAGGAAAAGTAAGAGGTGGTTACGATATACATAGTGACCAATACGTAGTGTCTACTCAAAAAAGTGATGGATCAGGTTATAACACGGTATCTTGGGATGAAACTGTAAAAGGTTGGACTAGTTTTTATGATTATGAACCAACTCAAATGTTTAGTTTAAGAAATAAGTTTTACTCTACAGGTAAACAAAACAACTATGCTGGTGGGCGATGGCAAACGGTAGATCACGACAGTTTATATGAGCATTACTCAGTTGATGTTAATAGATCTTTTTTCTATGAAAGAAATTACCCTTCAACAGTTACTTTTATATTTAACCCTAGCGCTTCAACTAGCAAAAACTTTAAAACAATAAGTTACGAAGGTATGAACGGCTGGCAGTTAAATACTTTAATATCTGATAACACAGCTAAAGATTACAACGCTTTAATACCAGGTTGGGATATTTATAACGATACTGCTAATTCATCTCGTAGCTACGTTGGAGGCGAGTACGTTATAGCAGATGCAAATGCTAAAGCTGGGGCTGCATCAACAAATACAACTGTAGTATTAGCAAACGTTGTAGGTGTTATAGCTGTAGGAGCAAGTGTTACCGGTATAGGTGTTGCAGCTAACACAGTGGTTGTTAGTTTTAATGCAACTACAAAAACCTTAACAGTAAATCAAAATTTAGGTGTTGCTTTGAATGCTGCTTTAGCATTTTACTTAGTTGTTAATAGAGTTAATTATACTACTGCTTTTGGAAACGCAAACCCTCCTTTACCTAGGTTTCATGCTGGGTTTGATAGAAAAGAAAATAGATACGTTGCTAACTTAGTAAATAACAGCGAAGCAAGTCATGGAGAAATAATATGGGGTAATGAAATGACTGGTGTTAAAGGTTATTATGTTACAGGTATATTTTCAACTGACGGCGATTATTCAACAAATGTTAGCTACAATAATAATACAGCTACAGATCCAGGAGGTGAAAAACAGTTATTTGCCGTTGGTTCTGATTATACAAAAAACAATGGTTACTAATACTAAAAAAATAAAATTATGCCAATAGCAGGAATAATAGGTGGAGCAGCTTCTGTAGTCAGTGGCATCTTTGGAGCGGCTTCAGCTAGAAAAGAAGCTAGAAGAAAAGCTAGAAAAGCTAGAAAACTAGAAAGAAAACTAAATCAATTAGAAGCTAACAGACAAGAAATTATAAATCCTTACGAGGATTCAACTAGCTTAAGTAGCATGATGAGTAATCCTTTCGCTACATTATCTGTATCAACAGCTGCTACGGAAATTCAAATGGAACAAACTGATATAGCTTTAGCTAACACTTTAGATACTATAAGACAAACTGGTGGTGGCGCTGGTGGAGCAACCGCTTTGGCTCAAGCTGCTTTACAAAGCAAAAAGAATATTGCAGCTGGTATAGAGCAACAAGAAAAAGCTAATGATAACAAAAGAGTTGAAGGTGAAAAACAACTACAAAACCAATTAGTAAGTGAAGAACAAAGGATGCAAGGTTTGGATGCTGCTGGTAAATCATTTGTTTATAACGAAACAGAAAGAAGAGAACAACAACAGCTTGATAGAGTTTCAAATCAAATAGCAGCGTTAAGAGGTCAAGAGTCGCAAGCTAGAGCAGATGCAACTGGAGCTATTACTGGAGCACTTGGGTCTATAGCTGGTATAGCTGGAGCTGGAGGATTTGATAAACCGTAAAAAAATGGAAAACAAAAACGCACATTATAATCTTGTAATAAAACAAGTTAACGAAAGTAATTCAATGGCTTATGACGAAAGTTATGTAGCTAGTTCTACTGATAATAATTTTCGCATATTAGAAAAAGCTTATACTGGTACAGCAACTGCTTATGCTAAGTTTAAAATGGCTGTAGACTCAAACAAGTGTCGTGAAACAGGTTGTGAGTACGAGATGAAACAAATGCAACAGCTTAAAGATTTTCCAAAACAATCACTAGAGTTTATAGAATTAGTTGTGGATCAATTATCTACAACTGATGAACCTTATTACGATGTTAATAACAACTACGTATATATGGTAGCTAACTATATGATGAACGCTAAGCCTGGTTTTTCTAGAACAGAAGGATATAATATAGAGTTATTTTTATTAGAAAATGGTTCTCAAGAATTAATATTTGATGGACCTTTGTTTGATAAAAAACTAGTTATAAACAGCTCTACGTTAACGGCATTAGTAGATTCTGGAACAGATTTAATAGCTGAAACTCCAGATATAAACAAAGACATGCTAAGACTTTTAACCGAAGTAGGTATATTCACACCAGACATGATTGGTGAAAATGAAGAACTTACACCTGGTGCTACTATATCTGATGAGTTTGTTTTAAAAAACCCTGACGGATCTTATGATTATGAAATAATAGACATAGGTATGGGCAAAGGTAGAAACACACTAAAGTTTGACTTAGATAAAATAAAAAGAAAAGCTGATCCATTTATAAATGCAGAAGTAGCAGGTTTACTATCGCAAGAACAAGAAGCTGTAGCTGCTTGGAATATGTTTATAGCTAGAGGTACTAGCGTAGAAGAAGACGCGCAGATGGCACAAAACGCCAATGCTGGTAGTTTAGCTTGGTCTTACGAAAAGGACTTACCTTTGATGCCTAAAAATAAAGAATTGTTTGAATCAAAATATAAAGATTATTTTATGAATAACTATTTATCTCAATTTACAACTAACAAATTACCAACGGTAGAAGAAGACGCAGCTGTGTTTGATTTAGCGGAAGGTAGAAAAGCAAAAGCAGATAAATTTATACAAGATAACAAATTAAGTTAAATCAAATGACGTTAATAGAAAAAGTACAAGAGCTACAAGCTATAAGTCCTCCTTTAAAACCAGAAGAGATCACAGCTAAAGTTGCTGAATGGAAATCAACTCAACCAGTAGAAACTGTTGAAGAGGGAAAGACAACAGACTCATCGCAAGCGAATCCAAGCGAAGAGTCGTCAAGCGAAGTTACGGATTCAAATTCAGAGGATGGTTCTTCGGAATCGTCTACAGAGGACTTTGATTTTTTAAACGGAGATCTTTCTGAAGTACTTAAAGATGATTCAGGATTTAAAGAAGGCGTTCAGAAAAAACAACAAGAGGCTTACGATAAGTTTACCGCTGTAGCTAAACCAGATGAGGTTATAACTAAAGGTGGTTGGGATATGAAATACACAGCTGATGGAAGTTATTATACTAAGAAAAAAGGTGCTAATAATTGGATAAAGTTAGAAGAAGGTACAAATGCTTTTGGTAGTATATCTAACGTTTTTGGTCACAGTGATTTTGATCTTAAAGAAAGTAAGAAAAACAGTAAGATGTTTAGTGATGTTGGTAACATATTTAACCCAAAGCCAAGGTCAGTATCAAAAGAGCAACAGTCTATAGATGATATTATAGCTAACGACAACACTGGAGCTTTTGTTGTACCAGTAGCTACAAAATTAAAAGTAGATAAAAAAATAGCAGAAAAACAAAATGAAATAAAAGGATTAAGTATTATGGATCCTAAAGCTGCTAAAATTCAAGAAGAAATAAACGCTTTAAAATTATCTATAGATCCAGTACAAACAGCAATATATAAAACAGAACAGTTTAATAAAGATACTGCTTTAACAGATTCTCAAGTAAATAGTATAAGACAAAAAACAATTGACTTTATGTCTTCGGACAAAATGGTTCCTGAAGTAAAAGTAGAAACTGAACGCGTAAAAATAGGTAGCGAAGGTGGAAAGCCTATTTACGACACAATTACAACTAAAACAGAGACAGGTAGAATGATACCTAATCCTGAATTAGAAGAAATAACAGCTGAAGCTAAGTCTGATTTAGCGGCTACAATGAAAGTAAGTGTTGAAGATTTAAAAGATGACCCTAAAACACAAGAGAAACTAGATGCTATAATAAGAGAAAAATACACTCAAAAACTAGAAAGTAAAGCTGAAGATAAAAACATAAAATCTTGGATTCATAAAAATAGAGATCTTTTTACAAAAGGAGAGGCTCAAGAAAGACAAGCGCTTTATGATAAAGTTAACCAACTAGACGTAAAAAAAAGAGAAAACCAAGTATTAAAAACTGTTAAAGACGCTCAAAATGACATAGGCACAATAAGAAAAGCCATGAAACAATTAAGCCAA